GTGTTTAGTGGTGGTTGGACACATTCGAGCAATGGAATTTTAGGAAACGGAATAAATGTTTCAGCTGATACATTCTTAATACCTTCAACAGCTCAATCAATTAATAGTAAGCATTTTTCTGTTTATTCAAGAACAAATAGCACTAATGGTACTGAATTTGCATCGTTAACTGGCGGTAGCTCATATCCTGCTGATACATTTATGATTTATCATAATTCTATTGGTGCAAATAGTACTTATGTTCAATTTAATGATGGTATACTTAATGATGTTACTAATGTGGTTAATTTTAATAACCAAACTGGATTTTATGTAACTACAAGGACAAGTTCTACACAAAAAAAATTATATAGAAACGGAAGTAATATAGCTTCTTTCACAAGAACATCTACGTCTCAGCCAAACGCAAGTGTAAAAATTGGAAACTTTGCTGGTTCATATTATACATTTAGACAATATGCTTTTATGAGTATAGGTGATGGATTAACAGACACAGAAGCGGCTAACTTTTACACAGCGGTACAAGCATTTCAAACAACTTTAGGACGTCAAGTATGAAACTAACACAACTAACAGCAGAACAAAGAACAACCTATGTAGGGTTACTTACAGAATTACAAAAAGACGAATTAGTAGGTCAATGGTATGCACCTGATTCTTATTTTAATCCTATTTTGAACCTTACAGACCAGTGGGTTATATCAGTAGAGGAAATGGAGCAGTGTGTTAATCCTGATTATCTTTGGGTTAAAGACCTTGACTTGATTCCATACGAGCCGAAACCAACCCCACCACCTTTTGAATAATGGCACGCTACGCAAATAATGGTATATTCAATGTCAAGTATCCTACAAGGAGAAAGATACAAGTGATATTACAAAGGTTAATATCAGAGTCAGGTGCTATTGATACGGGTGCATTATATGACTCAGTGCGTATCAATGCAAAAATACCTGCATTAGGTGAACTTGAGATACAGATTATTGCAATGTATTACTTTGGATTTTTGAATAATGGTGCAAATCTTTGGAATGGTGGAGTAATACCTCCTTATGAGTTTTGTGCTCAGTTAACTGAAAGGATGGATAGTTCTGGAATAACAACAGAAATCTATTCTCAATACACTGAATGGATGACACAGCGTTATCCAATATTACAAGTGGCTCAGATACTTGGTGAAAAGAAATCTATTATCTACACATTTGAGCCTATTGGAGGAGACTTTATTGGAAAATTAGATTTTACAGATTAAGCTCTTTTTTCATTGACAGCATATTAAAAGTAAGTACAAGAGGTAGGTCAGTTACTTGCTTAAACTTAGTCAAGTCCTCATTACAAAGAGAGTAGAGTAGTCTCTCCCATCCCCATTTCACAGCAGACTTTTGCTCAGCTTGTGCCTTAGACTCATCAGAGGTCATTGGTTTATTATCATCCTCCTCATCTCCATCCTCCTCATTAAAAAGTAAGTGATACTTATCCATGAAATCCTGTCTGAATGATAGGTACTCAGGTATGATACCATAGATATCATTGATACAGTACTCATCAAATAGTTCATGCCGGTCAAATGGATTGAACTCATAAGGCTCAAAGCTCAACTGTCCCCACTCATTAGTGGTATGTTGCCTGTACATGATAGATGCTATATGACAAAGATGCTTAATATAGTCATTGGCAAAGAAATACTCTAAGTCAATGAACTCACCACAGGTCAGCTTAGATAGTGGCTTGACCTTCCATTGCTCAATGTCTCTCTTGTAGTTCTTAGATGGCTCAGAGTTAATGAATGTAATATCATTGAGCATGGCACTTACCTCACTTACATCTAAGTCCTCAAGTTCATCTGAGCTCACTCCTGCAAGAGCTGAGAGTATCTCTATCTCTCTGGCAAATACCTCCTCAATAGAATATAACTCTCTTATCTCTTTAAACTGCAGGACATCAATCTCACTCCACGATTTCGGGAGCTTCATTTTTCTTGATTTCTTTGGACAGTTTTTGTCCAATTTCTACTAAGTAAGGAACTGCTAACTCTGACTTGAGCTCTCTTATCATCTTTGCCTTATGCTTGATGTGAGCAGAGTCATAGTGTTCTGCCTTGCTTAGATCATCTCTCTTGAATAAGATAGCTAACATCTCAGAGATGTATCCTTTATGCCTTGAGTTCATGACCTTCTCAATGTGCTTAGTGTCTCTCACTGATAACTTGAACTCCTCACCTTCAAAGGCTGTGTACTTGTATCCATCAAGCTCAATAGTTGACTGTAGTTCTGGCTTACCTTTGATGTTGTTAAAATCCTTGACATAAGTTTTGAACTGTTCAATGGTGGTATGCTCAAAGTCATTCTCAGTAATACCAAACAACTCAAATACTTTAAGATGTTTCTCAATAGCATCTAAGTCCTGTTGTGCATGGATAGATGTGATATCCTCAAACTGTTGCACTGTTAACTCCTTCAATTGATTAGGAATTTCTTTGTCTAAAATTTTTACCATAGATTTTAATTTTTAACAAATATAACACTATTTACAATATAGGCATGGATAGACCTGTCTATAAGATAACAATAGATCCTGAGTATTCTGATGGAGAGGACTTAGGGATTGAGATGATTGCCTTCACTTCCAAGCCTGCTATTAAGGTTAAGGGTATGGCATTCAATCAAGCTACTCCAATGACATTCAGTGATGATATTAAGATGCGTATTGTAGCACCTGCTATGATACCAATGTCAATATATCGTAGAGATGAGGATGGCACTGAGTATGATGTGCTATTCACAGAAGAGGTCATTGAGTCTATTCATGCTAAGTTCATGCAGAACCTACAGAACAAAGATATCTTTAACTTAGAGCATGAGGCAGAGGAGAAAGTTCCTGCTTACATCCTTGAGGCTTGGATAGTTGAGAACCCTAAAAAGGACAAAGCATTCACTACCTATGGTATTGAAGTACCTAAGGGAACTCTAATGCTAACAAGTCAAGTAACTGATAAGGAGTACTATGATAGCCTTGTTGAGTCAGGTCAAGTAGGTTACTCTATTGAGGGATTCTTAGGACTTAAACTATCGGAATTATTAAAACTAAATACAATGAAGTTACCTGATGGAGAACACTTGATTGAGGATAAAATCTATGTTGTAAAAGACGGAGAGGTTATCGAGATCAAAGACAAAGAAGAACTGGCAGCAGAAGAACCTGCCACAGAAGAGGCTGAGCAAGAGGCTGAGACTACAGTTGATGAAGCTGCTGAGGATGTGCAAGAGGAGGAGGCAGATGCTGCCGCTGAGGATGTTGAGATGGCAGTTGACCCAACTACTGATGCTGAGGCTGTACTTGCAATAGTATCACCTGTGATTGAGGAGCAAGTTAATCAACTACTTGCTATCATAGCTGACCTTAAGAACCAAATGGAGGAGTACTTAGCTCCAAGAGATGAGGAGATTGAGGTTGAGGCTAAGAACCAAAAGATGAGCTCAAGAGAGCTATTTAAAGAATTTGTAAAATTTTCAAAAACCAAATAAAATGAACCGTAATTTAAAATTTAATTTAGAGGTTGAGACTAACGCATTATTGTGTGCCAACCCTGAGGAGTTCTACTCCAAAGCATATCTTCAATCAGAGGATATTGCATCTAACTTTCGCTCTTTGCCGGGCATCAAGTCTAAGACTAAGTTAGCTAATGTAACTTTTGGTAACATCTTACAAGCATCTACTTGTAATTTTACTGCTCCTAATGATTCATTGGATGCAGTTGATATTGATGTATGTCCTTTGTCAGCAATGGCTCAACTTTGTCAGTTTGACTTAGAGCAATCATTCTTAGCATTGCAAATGGCAAAAGGATCTAATGGTGATTTCACTGTTGCATCTTTTATGTCATACTACTGGAATGAAATGGCATTGACTATCGGTCAAGATATCGAGTTGTTGAGATGGCAGGGTAACACTGAGTCTGAGGATGCATTATTGTCTTTATGTACTGGATACTTATTTCCAATGTTCTATGATACAGATGTAGTTGGTTTATATGATGGTGCTATTGATACATCAAATGTACTTGACCAATTGAGTGCTGTACTTGCTGCTGCTCCTTCAACTATTAGCAGAAGAAAATCAGAGTTAAGATTTTATGTATCTACTAATGTAGCTAACGCTTATGAGCTTGCTGCTGCACAAGGTAACACTTTGACTTATGTTACTACTCCATTAGGTTTAACATTCTTAGGAATCAATGTAGTTGTGTGTGAAGGGATGCCAGATAACACTATCTTGTTGACTTTGAGAAATAACCTTATCTATGCATTTGATGCAGAGGGTGATGACAAAGCATTGAAAGCTGTTAACTTATCTGACACTGTAGCTGAGCCTTATTTGAGAACTCGTGCTAACATGAAAGTAGGATTCCATTATGTTAACCCTGCAGAGATAGTATTGTATAT